TGTAACAATATTCGTAAAACTTCCTGGTCTATATTACCCTCTACAATCAAAAATGCAATTAAGACGACAAGTAAAACCTGTCGGCTTGATGCACTATTTGGTTCCCATTCAATTTTCATGGGAATAGATGATCTACTTGACCATCTTTTGAAGAGTAGTAACCAGCGTAAACTCATCCGACGCGACAATGTCGCGGAAGATGGCTAACGCTGCCGTCATGTCCGCAGCTGCGCCGTCCGAAGGACGACGGATAGTTGCGGTCAACGTCACTTTCTGAGGAAGGATGGCTCCGTCAGCATCGACCGTACTATGGAGTACCGTAATGGTATCTTCCATAACCGTTTGATTGCCAGTGGGCACCTTGCGCTTCTCCAACACCAACCGCGGTTTCTGTGCGGTGTGTGTTGAAGAATACCACGATTTCGAATTCAACGCATTGTTGAATTCTACCAGGGTAGTGGACATTGCTGCCACAGTATTTCTCCTGTTGAGGTCACACTTAAAGCCGAGTAGTACCGGAAGGTATCTTCCCGGAAGTAAGTGCCCAAAGATCAATAAACTTTGGAACATCCACGCGGATGTTGACCAACGGAACTATTGGTACAGACGTAGGATTTCTTATCGAATACGATGCAACCATGACACTCCCCATTATCGCAGTTCCGGATTGTCCGGAACCGAAAGTAACGGAGGTGACATCACAGCTTCGAGAAATGTCAATTCTGACACCGCCCGAAGCTGAGTAGTTGGTCGTAAACGTTAAGAAGGACATCGCTTCTAACCAAAGACCCACATTGATAAACCAGTCAATGATGAAAGAAAATCTCACCAATTCCCAAGCCGTTATGGCTGGGTTAAACTGGAATGTCGGTGGGTCAATATCTGCTGTAACTGAGCCACGAAGGCTGATTTTCTTAGTCTCTGTGATGCCAAAAGACATCGAGAGATCTGAGACACCAGGCGTTCCGAAGCTCACGGTACTTGCAGAGGAGGACGTGGAAGAATT